CTTCTATGGTTAAGAAAGCCAAGAAGAAAAAAAATAAGAAGAAAAAATAATGCCAAAAAAAAAAGGTAAAAAAAAATACACTGCAAAGCAGATGAAAATAGCTCGTGTAGCTTTCCCAAGGGACAAGATCACGAGAGCAGACTTTGCTAAATTAAGACAAGGAAGAAAAAGAAATGGCTAAACTATGTGCCAGAGGTAAAGCAGCAGCTAAGCGTAAGTTTAAAGTTTATCCTTCAGCTTATGCGAATATGTATGCTAGTGCAGTTTGCTCTGGCAAGATAGTTCCTGGTGGCAGAAAGAAAAAGAAAAAGAAAAGATAATGTCAAAAGGTTTACGATCATGGGTCAGAGCCAACTGGGTTGATATTGCAAACCCAAAGAAAGGTGGTGGTTTTCCCAAGTGTGGTCGTAGTAAAGGTGAAAAAAGAAGAAACTATCCTAAGTGTGTACCCGCAGCAAAAGCTAGAGCCATGTCGCCAAGTCAAAGAAGAGCAGCCGTAGCAAGAAAACAATCTGCTGAAAGAAGAGGTCGTAGAGGTAAAAAACCTAACTACGCAAGGACTTAACTAATTCCTTTTTAATTTTTTCATAGTCTTGCCAAACTAATTCTAAAGGTTTCCATATACCAACTTGTTTTACTTTTTGCCTTCTGTGATGAATGACAGTTGAGTGATCAAAATTAAAAAACATTCCTAGCTTCGGTGTTGATATATTAAAATGTTCTAGGCAATAATTTATGATGATGCTTCTTGGTTTTACAATGTAAGCTAATCTTCTCCTACTATAAATTTCTGACGTACTTATACAAAAATGATTAGCTACAACTTTAACGATATTACTAAATGTTTCGTAACCAACAGGATGTTTGTCGTCTACTCTTTTTTTAATCTGTTCACGATCATCTTTCATCTTCATCCTATCTGCTAGTTGTTGGCTTTTAAAAACAAGATGAGCTTCTGCCATACGATAGCCATTCTTAAATCCTGTTCG